AAAACAAAATAAATTTTTAGAGTCTGATAAGAAGTTGATGAATTGTTTATCAATATGTTATCAGAATTTTCTATGTAAAAATTGAATTATTCTAGTAAATTTTACATTTTAAAATGTCTTATAATTTAGTAATAGTTGAATCTGCTGCAAAAGCAAAGACTATTGAGAAGTATCTGAATAATATATCTGAACTTTCTGAATTAGGTAACTTTAAAGTGATAGCATGTTTTGGACATATTAAAGATCTACCAAAAAAAGAACTTGGAATAAATGAAGATACATGGAATGTTACTTATGAATTATTAGATAAACGAGATGTTTTGAAAAGACTAAAATCATGTGCTTCTGAAGCTAAAAAAGTATTTATAGCATCTGATCTAGATTTAGAAGGTAATGCTATAGCTTTTCATTTGCGTGAATTTTTAAAATTAAAAAGAAAAGATTATGAAAGAATCACTTTCAATGAAATTACTAAAAAAGCATTGAAAGAAGCAGTACTTAAAGGAGGTGATATTAATATGTGTGAAGTCTATGCTCAGGAGACTAGAAGAATATTAGATAGGCTTGTTGGATATAAAATGAGTCCATTGTTATGGTCGCGTTTTAATAATAATTTTCTAAGTGCTGGTCGTGTTCAAAGCGTTGCATTAAAAATTATTATGGATAGAAAAAATAAAGTGGAAAATCATGAATACTCTTCTTTCTGGGAATGTCATGGTAACTTTCAATGGAAAGTAGAATTAAAAGGATCTCTTTATAAAAACAATGAATTCTTGAAAATTTTATCAAAAACTGAAGTAGATAGAGTCTTAAAAGAAGTGACGGCTATTCATGAATTCGATATTCAATTTAAAAACAAAGATTCAATTAGAAATCCATCACCTCCATTTACAACATCCTCTTTACAACAAGAAATTTATACAAGATTTAAATATACTCCAAAGCAAACTATGTCAATTGCACAAGAATTATATGAAGGTGGTTTTATAACATATATGAGAACAGATTCTGTTAATCTTAGTAAAGATGGAACAAATGCAATTTTAAAATACATTAAAGAAACAATTGGGCTTGGAGAAGAATATGCAAAATATAGAACTTTTACAAACAAAAATGAAAATGCTCAAGAAGCTCATGAAGCTATTAGACCAACCAAGATTGATATGACACCTGAAGTTTTCTCTCAAAATGCAAAATCAAGACAACATATAAATATCTATGAATCTATTTGGAAACGTACTATCGCTTCACAAATGACTTCAGCAGTTTATTTGCAAATTGATTATAATATCTATTCATCTCTATTACCAAGTCTCATTTTCATTGGTCAAATAATGGTGCTAAAACAACTTGGTTATTTAAAGATCATGAAACCTGATGAAATAATTGATAATGATAAATTAAATTATTGGAATCAAAATGGAAATGAAAATACTACTAAATGTAAACCAATTAGTTATGAATTTATATCTGAAATCAATAGTCCTAAGCCTTTATATGATGAAGCTTCTATTATAAAAAAATTAGAAAAAGAAGGAATTGGGCGACCATCTACATATGTATCAATTTTAGAAAAACTATATAATAAACATTATATTACCAAGGGAAGTTTGGAAGAGAAAAAAATAGAAAGTGAAAACTATAAATGGTCTAGTAAAAACAAAAATGTAGCTATATCTAAAAATGTACATAAAATAAATAGTAAAGCTGATAAAAAAATGATTTCTACAGAACTAGGAGAATCAGTTACAGCATATATTCAATCTACATTCCCTGAATTGTTAGACTCAAAGTTTACAGCAGATATTGAAAATAACCTCGACAATATTTCTCAAAATAAAATTCAAAAAAATAAAGTTCTCGACTCATTCTATAAACCTTTCAAAGAAATGCTGAATAAAGCAACAAAAGCAAATGGAGCAGCAAGTGGAGCAGCAAATGGAGCAGCAAGTGGAGCAGCAAGTGGAGCAGCAAATGGAGCAGCAAGTGGAGCAGCAAATGGAGCAGCAAGTGGAGCAGCAAATGGAGCAGATAATACTATTAAAGATTTTCCAAATATTAAGAATATTAAATATATTACTACCCGATACGGTGCTGCATTATTTGATCCAAATCTAAAAAAATATCATTCCGTTGCTCCATTTCTGAAATGGAAAAAAATAAGTGATTCTGATCTATCTGAAGAAGATGCTAAATTTATACTTAGTTTGCCAATTAAACTCAATGATAAAATAGAAGTTCATATCGGTCAATATGGACTTTATATTAAAAATAATGGTAAAAATGAAAAAATGGCATACAAACTATGGGATAAAGCATATAATGGTACTCTTCAAGTCGCAGATTTAGTTTCAACTACTGATTGAATTTTAGATAAAGTTTGATTCATTTTTTTTATTTCAACTACGAACTCTTCAAAGATTGTTGTGATATTTTTGTTGTTTGATGATTGTAAAAATTGTCCAAGAACATAATATAGTGGTTCACTTTCAATTATTTCTCTAATACTTTGTTGACCATCTTGAGACTCAGATTCGGTATCTGATGTCGAACCAATCTGACTGATGTTATCTTGTTCTTGTTCTTGTTCTTTATTAGCTGACATTTTATATTTGAAGTTATGATAATTCTTAAATCCTTTTTTTATAATAAGATAACAGAGGTAAATCAATGAAATATATATTTATGCTTATTGGTTTTGCAATTATCATGATTGTATATATCAAATATATAAAAATGAATGAAAAATTCACAGACGTAGACTCTTTAGTTACGAAAAATCAAATTATTAGTCTATCAAATAACACAATTGTTAGACCAACTGATATAATGATCTATTTAAATGTTTTTAATATAACTAATATAGACCCTAGAAATACTATAACTATTGCTTATAGCTTCAACACTTATTCTGTTGCAGATCTTGTGACTTTTAAATCAACTGGTATAGAGTCTGTTATTTCTAATATATTAAATAACGTGATTTCTGTAGTTGCCGTAAACGTAATAGATGACATAAATAACAACATATTAGTTACATTTAATATATCATATAATCAATTATCAGAATCTACTGCTGCTCTATTGAATATAAATGATACTTTACAGCTACCAGGAAATGCTGCCTTGATATATGCAGCATTAAACGGATGCACATCATTTACTTTAATTGGTAAGCCAATACAAGGTGACGCATCCCAAATAAATACAACATATCTATGTAACCCAAATACTTGGTGCGATTCTATCAATAGTAATATAAAATTCAATATTAAAGGTCAAAATATTCCTTTAAGTATAACAACTGATGCGGGTTTTCGCATGAATAATATACAACTATATGGACCTCAATCAGATAGCTTATCTTCAAGTACTAATAACTATATTCTTGGTCCTTTCACTTGTGCCTTTTTTATGAAAATAAATTCTTTAACTATCAATGGTGGAAATAGCATTATATTATTTCAACTATTCGCAGAAACACCAAATATGATTCGTTTTGCAATTTACTATCAAGATCCAAATAATTCTATTGTAGAAGCAATTATTGGCAATTTAAATACAAAGTATACATGGGTTATTCCAAACAGTACATTGATGTCAAATGGATATACAACATTATATACATTTCAATATGATCCTGCAAATTCTATATGCAATTTTTATATTGGAAATACATTATATATTGCAAATTTAGAATTAAATCCAGATGAACCTATCATCTTAAGTGTTACTTCTTTGACAATTAATAAAGGTCTTCAAACAATTGATGCACAATTATATGCATTTATATATTATAATTCATTATTGTCATTAAATGAGATTACTTCATTAACAAAATACTTTCAATATGAACTAGGAGGTATTTCAATTTTGCAAAACAATAATTTACAATCTATATCTCAAATTCAACAATTGCAGTCTTCTATTCAACAAAATAAAAACAATATTCAAAAATCGAATAGTTGTGTTCCTCCTCCTATAGTATGTGCGGCGTCAGCGTCAAGTTCTATAACTACCAATATTCAGAATCCTTGGGTTGTCAATTATAATGCACAAATTGATTCAAATTTGGAATCTCAACTTTCAGAATGCAGTCCTTTACAGATAAAAAAATCCTTTTAAAATGTAATAAGTTAAGTATGAATAAGATTACAGGGTTACTCTTTATATTGGGGTTTGCAATTGTTATCTTTATATATTTAAAATTTATTAGACCACATAATATCGAAAAGTTTGATGTATCTGATTTAAACAAACATTTAACAACAGAAGCACCCACAAAATTAATTAGTGTTGAAAATATGCCAATTGTATTCTTTCCTAGACCCACTTTAACTATTGTGCAAGAAAAGAACATTCAATTATATTTTAATGCATTTAATATACAAACAACTGATCCAAGAAATTCAGTAACAATTAGTTATTGTTTTGATAGTCCAAATATAAATGACCTTAGAAGTCTTGAGCTAACTGGGATTGAAGCTATTATTGCAAATATATTAAATTTAGAAAGTCCAAATGTTGTCATTGCAAATGGTATCATTTATGATACTAATAATTATCCAATTGTAAGTTTCTCAGTTACCTATCCAAGTCTAGCACAAGCAAATGCAGCTTTAACAAATATAGATAATATTATTCAATTACCAGATAATATTGCAAAAATATCAAATGTATTGAATGGTATTACCTTTTTTAAAATGGTTGGTAATCCGGTACAAGGTAAAGCTATCTCTTTAAATAATACATATATGTGTAGTCCTAATAGTTGGTGTGATTATTATAATCATAACATTCAATACAATCTTGAAGGAGCTTCTATACCACAAATGATTAATAGTATGGATGGTCTTTCACTTATGAATATAAATATACATGGTCCACCATCTGATAGTCTTACAACATCTGCAGCTAATTATATGTTAGATTCATTTACTATTGCATTTTATATGAGAATTAATAGTCTCCATTTTACAAATGGGAATAGTATTATATTATATCAAATGTACGCAGAGACGCCAAATATGATTCGGTTTTCATTTTATCAAAAAGACTCAGACTCTATGAATACAGTAGTAGAAGCAATACTTGGAAATAAAAATACTATTTATACATGGACTATTCCAAATACAACATTGATGTCAAATGGTAATATTACAATGTATTCTTTTGTATATGATAAACTAAATGGAACTCTGAATTTTTATATTGGTACTACAATTAATACAACGTCATTAAATATGAACCAAGATGAACCAATTATACTAAGTCTTTCAAATATAAGTATTAATAAAGGATCTCAGTCTTTAGATGCTAATTTATTTGCTTTCATTTATTATAATAAAATACTTACTAGTGCAGAATTAATCAAATTGTCTGATTATTTTAATTATGAATATGAAGGGATATCTAATTTAACACAAACGAATCAAATAATTTCACAAAAAATAGCTACATTAACAACAGAATTGAATGCTGTCACAATACCTTCTTCTACTCCTGCCAGTGCTTCTGCCAGTTCTTGTAAACTAGAAGCTAAATCATCTTTCAATGTTGGGATTAACCCTTGGATAGTTGATTATAGAGATAAATCTGATTTTAATTCTGATTATGAATTGAATACTTGCAGTCCAAATAATTAAATCCTTTTTTTGTAATAAAATAACAGAGTGATGAAACTAGTATTTTGTTTCATAGGCTTTATTGTTATATTAGCATTATACATGATATATATAAAACCAATTAATGAAAAAGTCTTATTAGAAAATTTTGATGCTTTATCAACTGCTAGACAAGATGAAGATATGATTATGAGTATTTTATCATCTAGTAAACAAGCTAAAGCTCAGGCCTCTGCTTCATCTAGCGGGTCTGCCTCTGCTTCGTCTAGCGGGTCTGCCTCTGCTTCGTCTAGCGGGTTGGCTTCTGTTTTAGTCAATTCAGATTTTGGCAAACAATATAATCAATTATCTATATCTGGTTCTTCAAGTAATAATCCAATAGCAAATTCGTCAATTATTAATTCAGCTGGTTCATTAATTGCCTCAGCGAGTGCTGGTTTGTCAACTGCCTCAGCGAGTGCTGGTTCGTCAACTGCCTCAGCGAGTGCTGGTTCATCAACTGCCTCAGCGAGTGCTGGTTCGTCAACTGCCTCAGCGAGTGCTGGTTCATTAATTGCCTCGTCAAATACTAGATCTCCTTTAGTTGTTTCTCAACAACAAGTATTAAATAACCAGATATCTTTAGTTCAACCTGATAATATTAAGTTATATCTAAATGCATTTAATATACAATCAGTTGATCCCAAAAATACAATAACTGTTACTTATAGTTTTAATAATTATATAACGAATGACTTAAATACTTTCAAATCTACTGGAATTGAATCTTTACTTCAAAGTATTTTAAATTTAGATCAAAATACAGTTATTAGCACTGACTTAGTAAATGATACTAATAATAATACTATAGTCAAGATTAATATTACATATCCGCAATTGTCACAGTCTACTGCTGCAACAACAAATTTAGATAGTATTTTACAACTACCTCAAAATAAACAACAAATACTTGCTCTTTTTCAAAATGTAACTGCTTATACTATAGTTGGCGGTGTTATTCAAGGATCTGCTGGAATTGTTAATAATACATATTTATGTGATGTGAATAGTTGGTGCGATTATAATAATAAAACTATCAAATATAATATTATTGGTGACAATATACCAACAGCTATTAATAGTACCGAAGGTCTTGGAATATTTAATTTACAATTACATGG